TGTCCGCCTGAGATCTTGTCATCTGGGTCAAACATATCTTGTGATGCATAAGTGTGATTAGTTGCTAATAGCCCTACGTTGTATTGTCCAAACATATTAACTGTGTTACGTACTAATGATGTAAGTGCTTTAGGTTTACGACCCATGTCACCTTTCATATCACCTTTTTGAAACTGATCAACATCAGTAGGTGTTAGTAGCATACCCAGTGAATCAACTACAAATAACACTTTAGGACGTTCTTCATCGGCCTTATCAGCGTATTCTGCTTTGTAGTCTTTCATAAAGTCACTAACTGTTTTAGCAACGTCATCAATCATTGACATGTTTAGTTTTAGTAGTTTATCAGGTGTAGTGTCTACATCAAGTGCATGTAGCCATTTCTCATCAAGTGCGTTTTCTGAGTCAATTAAGATAACAAAAATGCCTTGATCCTGCGCCGCCTTTACTACATTGCCTGCGGCAATATATGATTTACCTGCACCACTTTCGCCTGCAAGTACTGTTACTTTACCTAGTGGAATTCCTTTAGTAAACTCTCCACTGATAAGTTTGTTTAGTGTGTAATTTCCGGTACTAATCCATGTATCAGGGTCGTTGAATCCAACACTTAGTCCTGGTACGCTTTTTGTAATAGCTTTACGGAATTTACTTACGTCAAATGGTCTCGCCATAGTTTTCTCCTTTAATTAATAAATGTACAGCAACTATTATGCCACTGTACATTCATAATGTTTATTTTAGCTTATTGCTTTCGGTTACGAATTGCTGCCAAAATGTCCTGGGCACTCGGTGCATCAGTAGTAGTTACTTCGGGTGCCGCTGCTGCCATTGCCATTGCTGGTTCTGGAGTTGCTACTGCCGCCGGAGGCGCTACTGGTGCCGCTACAGGTGCAACTGGTGCAGGTGCTGTAGGAACTGCTTCTACTATTGGTGCAGGAGCAATTGGTGCTGTTGGAGCAATTGGTGCTGCCGGAGCGGGTGCTGGTGCTGGTGCTGTACCTTGTGCAGGTGCATCAACTCCATATGGACGATAGAACGTTGCAAAACGTGCTGGATCGTACAATTGCCCATCAACACTAGCTTCAAACATTTCGAAGATAGCATTTAGTGCTTCAGCATCTGGCTTCTTAGGAAGATAATCATTTAGATTATACAAGCCATGTGTTGCAATTGCATCACGTTCTGCTTGATCTAAACTACGCTCCCTACGAGCCCAATTCGATGTTGAGTAGTCAGCATATTGACCCTTGGTAGATTTCTTAATTGTGAAATCAGTACCAGCTTCATAGTCTGTTGGAATTTCCTGAAACTCAGGATCCATCAGTGCTGAACTAATGATCTTATAGATCTGTGGTGAGATTACGAAACGCCTAATAGGATTCTCAGGTACTGAGTCTTCCTGCATTTCACTTTGTGGTACAAAGCCTTGGAAAATATACGAACGCTTTTTCCAATACTTACGACCCATGTCTTCCATAGATGGATCTTTAAACCAAGGACGAATTTCTGCGTGTACAGGACATTGATCGCCCCACATTTCCACACAAGGAACTTGTACTGTTACTGGTTTATTTTCGTCTCCACCTTTTACTCCTGGAAACTGTAGACGAATCATTTGACGTTCTTTCCAAAAGAAAGTGTTGTCTTCGTCTGCGTCTGGGAGGAATCGCAACGTGGCTGAAGTGCCTTCTGGAATGTTCCAGTGTGCGAATATTGCGTTGTCGCCGCCGCTATTACTAGAGCCTGAACTCTTTTTATCTTGTGCCTGTAATTTTGCACGGATGTCTGCTAAAGATGCCATTATTAGTTTCTCCTATTTTAGCCTTTATTTGTAGCGGAACAGTATCGTTCCACTTTGTTTAGCAACTAACCTCTCGTTAGTTACTTGTTTTGCCTTTGTTAGCCTTTACAGTATATAATATCTTACACCTACTGTCAAGTGTTTTTACAAAAAAGATTGCAAATAATTATGCAACCTTTCTACGTAATTCGTTTAGTACTGACTCATCTAGTGATTCAGCTGGTTGTGCTTGGGGTTCTGCATTGTAGTTTGAATCCAAGTACTTACATATCTTAGCAAGCAAAATAACATGTTTTTGAGGCAAGTTATGTAGCTCTGAGCCAATATGTGATAATATGTTAAATGCTTCATCATTCTTACTACACATAGCAAGGTATGATAACATACTGCTTAGTTTTGCCATTGCACCCATTCCACCTGAGTATTTTACTGGATCTTCATTATCAGGATGTTCTGGATCATTTGGATCAATTGTTAGCTTAAAATCTTCCTTACCTTTAATCATTTCCATTAAACGATCAAAATATTGCTTAGTTAGGTCTGTCATGCTATCTTTCTCCTTTATAATTCGTGCTACGGTTTCTAATACAGCGTCCATATCTGTATTCTTAAATGTATTATACATGAACTTATCTGAGATGTCAACCTCTGAATCGCTATTTTCTACGATTTCTTGTGGTTTTACTGCATATCCATCATATCCTTTAACAGTTTGTAGACTGTTAACTGTATGCTTTAATTCTGTTAGTTTTGCTTTAACTGTTTCAACAATGTCTTGATTAGCTTCAGTAACTAGCTTGTTTGAACGTACATGACGTAAAAACTGGTTACATTGTGTTACTTCATTACATATGCTTAAAATTGATTCACCTAGCTCATCATATGGTGTTCCGCCCATACTTACGTGCTTGGCCATAGCTTTAGCACCACTTAAATATTTGTGTGGGAAACGGAATCTCTCGCCTGCTGAATTCTCAATAAACATAGCTTGTATGTTACGTGAGCGTGAACCGCGTACTTCTTCATTAACACTCTTACTGTGTTTAATTACAAGTCTAGTTGACTCGGGTAACTGTATGTAGCTTGTTTTCATAGAACCTGTTGCACGTGCATATCCTTCTGATACTGTATCATGTGCGAAATCTTTTGGTACTATTTTCTTATCAAACTTTCTTATTGTATATTCTGCCATAGCGTTATGTCCTGCTTTCTTGATACTACTTAATAAATCTTTATGCTTATTAAAGCTAAAATCCGCTCCTGCTTGAACTAAAACCTCAACTTCGTCATTTTCTATACGTATAGTGACTAGAAAATCTTCATCATATGCATAGAGCCTTGCTGAGTTCTGTGCGTCTAAAGTTTTGTTTCCTCCAAAGTCAAACATTTTTAATTTAATGTTTGCACCTTTTAAGATGTTAAAGATTTCGGTTGATAATTCCATAGTAGTATTCCTTTAATGTATTTATCTAATTATGTTTTTTTACTATAACAAGCTAAACGGCATGGGTTCCATTCCGTCTTCGTCGTCAAAGTCTTCATTTAAGTATTCAAATGCACTTTCTTCGTACTTTGATACTTCCATGCTCATTCTTACTATTAATGCTAATGCCATTACTAAGTCATCAGTTTCGCCATCTTTGGCTGCATAGCTGTTTCCTCTGGCAATAAATGTTTTTAATTCACGTAGCAATGGTTTACTTGCTATCTCTATTTTTTCTGTTTCTATCCAATGTTTTAATTTTGAACATGCCGCAATTTTACTTTTGTGTGTAGTAGTAAAGCCTCGTCTGTATCTTTTAGCATTTCCATGTTGTCTTGTTTCACTTAGGAATGTACCAGGAAAGTTCTCTTCTCCTGTTTCTTCTACAACTACTAATGCCGCTTCGCCTAATGTATTGTTTTCCATACTGTAGTATATTTCACAGTCGCCGCCCGTTTCACTTTCTATATATTGTGATATTTCTCGTAGAATTTTAATCTGACCTTGTACTGTAGTTCTATTGTGCATCCACTCAGCTACCTGTTTCATTCCTGGCATACTGTATACTTCAATGGCTGCATTGTCGCCTCCTGTACCTAAACTAGGATCTAATCCTATTACATATAACTTGCCTTTAGCTACTGGTGCATACCAACGAACTTGTCCTGCTTTTGCATAAGCATCACGTGCTTCCATATTACTAAGTTTAATACTATCAATTAGTGTCTCATCAAACGCAATAAATTCACAGTTATGTTCACGTCTAAATCTTTCTTCACCAATTTTTCCACGCTCTATATTTGCCCAGTCTTCATCTCTATCTGGATGTACTTCCCATGATGCTAGGTAGTGTGCAAATCCGTTTATGCCTTGAGCTGTTGCATTTCCATACTCATCTGCATTCTTATTAGCATCTCTCCAAATTTGTGCAAATTGATCATCGTCCATGTTTGGTGTACTTGTAATAATACATTTACCACCTGTTGCCAATGTAGGCGAAAGTGATGTCCAAAACTCTTTAGCAATGTTAGGACGCACAAATGCAAACTCGTCTAAGTATGCTAATGATATAGACAAACCACGTCCAGTATTTTCTGTTGTACTCTGTGCTACAATGCGTGATCCGTTATCAAATTCCAACGATCCTTTGTTATATGCAGTAACACCAGCTCTAATGAAATCAGGTAGTGTTTCGTACGCAAATCTAATACGTTGCATAATTTCACTAGCACCTGAATATTTGTGTGCCGCAATAAGAATTGTTTGGTCTGGATTAAACATAGCATACCAAAGTAAATATCCTGCCGCACAAGTTGATTTACCTGTTTGACGTGCAAGCATACTAATGCTGTATCTATTATTGTGGTATGTGTCTACTAGTTCTTCTTGGAAGTCGTATAGAGCAAATTTCATACGTCCTTTTGTAGGATGCTGAATATAACAGTGTTCCTTCATAAAATGTTTAGGAGACTGCGAGCATAATGCAAGTTCATGTATTTGCTGTTCTGTATACTTTTCTTTTGTATAAGGGGTTTTAGTTAATTTTGTATCTACTGCCATACTACTATTTACCTTAATAAACTATGCAGTTAATAAAGAAAAATAGCGTAACCTAAGTTACGCTATTATTTCGGGAGGGATGTCTTTATTTATTTTTTGCTTTGTTATATGCTTCTTTGATACCATCAACTGTATGCTCTTTTAAGCCTACTTTCATGTCTTCTGCATCTAAGTAACGTTTAAGACTTAAATTTACACTCTGTGCATATTCATATGGGTCACCATGTGATGTTTCTGCTTCTTCAGCAGCTCCATCTGGGGTATTTGCCCATTCGTCTAATTTTGTTTTAATTTTCTCTTCTGATAAACCTGAGTTCTTCATAAGTGTAATTAACTGTGTAGTGTCCATTGTTGGAGACTCTTCTAAATCTTCTTTATCTTTAGATTCATCTTCATCAGCATCATCTGCTTTTTTTCCACCTTTAGAAGCTAGCATTTTTGCAAACGCTGCTTTCTGTGCTGGACTTTGTGCTTCATCTAAATCTTCTTTATCCCATGGTGCCTTTGCTACAGAAACTTTCTTCTTCTTCTCACCGCGTGGTGATTCGTAGTTTTTTGCTCTGTCCTGTGCTTTCTCTTTAGCTTCATCAGATATTGATTCTGCTACCCAATGTGATCCAGCTGCATCATGTGAATCATGTGTACATTCGCAACCTGGTTTAGGATTGTCAATTTGACATCCGCATGCTTCACATACGCCAGATGCTTCTGTCATTTCTTCTGCTTCTGGTTGATCCATAAGTCCTAGTTCAACAAGTCTAGCTTGAATAGCTGGTCTACAATCTGTGTCAGGACCTAAGTCTACTGACATTTGATGAAACTCATCAAATAATTCGTCGTCACCTAAAATGCCGTACATTACATCTGCAGCACCATCACCGTCTTCACCGCAAGGTAAAGGTTGTGACATTATTTCTTTTAGCTTTTCAATTTGCTCAGGAGTTTCTGGAACTGCCCAAGTGCCTTCTACCATGTCTTCTTCTTTTGTGTATTCTTTACCAGCTACTTTAAACTTTTCGCCTTTGTGCTTACCAACTTGTGCGCCTGAGAAAGCATTGCCTTCGTTTGGCTCTTCATTAAAATGCTTTTTTAATTCTTCTTCATCTTCATCATCCATGTCAGTAAACTCGTCATCTTTAAACAAATCATCATTTTCATCTTCATCTTCAGGATCAACAGATTCCATTTCTGGGTTTTCTGGCATTTCGTTATGACGTCTAAAGTCTGCTACAAAGTCTTGAAGTGTGTCGCCATCTAAATAACGAACTAATTCGTTAAATACTGGATGGTCGCTACAATCTAATTCGTCGCATAATGCCCAAACGCCTTCTGCTGTATCGCCTACTGCTTCTGGTGTTATTTCTCTATCGCTTGACTGGCTTTGAGCTCTGCTTGTGCCATGGCCAGCAAGTTTTAAAATTCTATCTAAATCACTCATCGCCTTTTTCCTTTTGTTTTTTAAGTTTTAATAACTCTTTAATGAAACTGGTGTTGTACTCATCACCATAATGATCCTTTGATTCTACTTTATTAGCTTCGTCATAATCAGGATCTTCCAATATACTTTTAACTTCTGTTCCGTCAGCCTCGATGTTATCATCGGGTTCGTTTTCGCCTTTAATTTTAAAAGTGCCATCTGCTAATCCTAACATATTGCGGATTCCATTTGCAAGTTCCCATCCACTAGCAATTAAGTTAGTGTCAAAGTCATATGTAAATACTTCATATCCTCTATGTTGTGGAAAATCACGTGGCGTACTTTGCAAAATTGTTTTCCGTGCAGCACCGAGTCCTTTAGAGTCGTATTTACCGAGGTGCTTCTCTATGCGATCACATTGTTCGTCAGTAAGTTCGTGTATTGTTTTCACTTTGAACTTCCAAGACTTTTTATTCTCTGTCAAATATTCAGTATAAGATTTCATTACAGTTATCTCTCCCATTAATACTATTTATCTATTTCAGGCAACTTATCCATAATTTCTGCGAGCAACTGTGTTCTATTACCAACAATCCTTGCTTCAGAGGCGCCTTGATCTTCATCTAAACCTAATTCGCTATTCTTCTGTGCTACATATGCATCTATCTTTTCGCTGTCTTTTTCAAGTCTAGCTTGACGCATTTGTAGTTCAACCATTTTCAATTTCTTGTCCATTTTAGCTTGTTTAGCTTGTAAAGCCGCACTAATCATCTTACTTGCACTATCAAATATCGGAGCCGCATGTCTATCTTCTACGTTTTTGCCTAGATCAACTAAATCATCAAATGTAGCCATTGCTTTGGCTGCATACTCGTCCATTTCTCTATCCAATTGTTCTAATCCTACTACAATAGGTAACGCTGCCGAAGCACGTTCCACCATACTCATTTCTCCTTGATACATTGCTATATCATGTTGAATATCATCTATTGTAGGCTCAACTGCTTCTTCTTCATCAAGCAAGTGATCTAAATCGGGTAAGTTTAATTCTTCTTCTAATTTTTTTGTCATATTCTATTTCTTCTTTTTTGAACCTTTAGGTTTATTAAATATCTGATGTTCAGTTATTACTCTAAACCCTAGTCCTTTTGATTTTGCATATGCATGTGCCGAAGCCCATTTTGCATGATTAACAACTGCTGCCGCTTTCTGCGATGGTGTTCTAGCTTCGCCTAATGTTTGACTAGCAGGCTTGACTTCAACTATCTCTGCATGATTCTTTCCTTGTTTGTCTTTATAAACAATTAATAAATCAGGTACATATGTACTAGCTTTTCCTGTAAGAGGGTTCTTATAAGGAATTCTGTGTGTTTCACTTCCCCAACCTAATATAGCTGGATGATTGTCGCACATTCTAAATACTGCAAGTTCCCATCCACTTCTAAAGTAAGGAACTCGTTTACCTAAGTATTTAGCAGGATTATTTGGAGTGAAACTGCCTTGGTGAAATTTTGGCACTTACTGTACACCAGTTTTCTTTACTACAGGTGCTGGTACTTTGTAAGATACGCCATTAATATTTCTAACTTTTTCACCTGTTTTAAGATTTCCATCCCATCTTTCTAATTCTGGTTGATTTGAAGTAACTGCACCTTTATTTCTTGTAAATTGAGCTTCATCTTCAGCTGTATTGTTTTCTGCATTTCCTGCTGACTTTCCAGTAGCATTACCAGTTTCATCTGGAACGACTGTATACATCCCAAATCTGGCCTGTTCTTCAGTTACTACGGTTGCTGATATGTTTGGACCAGTGCCAAATTCATTAGCTAGGTTTGGATTGTTAACATGATCTGGTGGCATTACAGTGTTTGAACTTAGTACCCTATAACCTTCATATCCAAATGTTACTCTAATAATTGATGCACCACTATCTGAATAGTCTAGTGTATCAGTATCAATGTTTTGAATATATGCGTTAAAGATTTCAATTTCACTCTCTAACTTTGCTTCCTTGTTATCTGGATCATGTCGTAATATTTTTATAGACTTAATGTATGTCTTTTCTTCGCGTAGTTCTAATCCTTTTGGACTAGTTAACCAAGTAGCATAATCTTCATCATTCATAGGACCAGCAAAGTAATATCTTGCGTAGTCCTTTAGGAATGTTTCAAATACAGCATCCTTTGTATCGTATGCTGTTAGTGTTATAGGAGTATAATCTATTCCTGTTTGAATAATACTTTTATTATTGTACTTGTTTAACGTTTGTGTTCTAAGTGTAAATGTCGGCATCTGAATATTAGCGATACGTTCTAGCTTTAAGGCCTCCGTTACACCGGTACGAGTAAGAGTAACAGTAAAGTTAAACTTATTTCGAGGTATCGCGTCTATTACGCCAGTTCTAAGAGCCTGGCTATAGATTTTATATCCTGCGTTCCCAATCGTCATGGTTAGTTCCTAACTATGTTACTTAGTCGCGCCAGTTTTTGTTCTATCTGCATCTGTAGCTATTGCACTTAGTACATCACTTCCATCAATAAGGTGAATTGCATTATCAAAACGTATTGACAATGTAACTTGTACCATACTTGAATCAGCATAGTTTAAGTCGCCATATTGTACGTTAGTAATGAAACAACCTTGTAGTGTCCAATTATCAAACACTGATGGTTTAGTTGCACCGTTAGCGCCGTCAAGTGTTTCAATTTGTACACCAAACTTATATGCGTTACCAGAGATAGAACTTGATTGATCAGCATGATCAACTTGTCTATTCAACTGAGCGCCAAGTTTCTTAATTACTCTTGATGACATATCATCACGGAATACAATTGTAATTGGATCCCATGTGTGCTTACCTGCTAGGTAAATCTTTGAGTTGTATGAATCAACAACAACTTCTTCATGAGTTAATGCTGGTCTACCAGTACTAATCACGTTTTGTGTTACTTCGTCTGTTCCACCGGGTCCGCCTAGATCTTCAAATCGTACTCTAAAACGATATTGTAGCTTGGGCATAAGTGTAGTACCTGCCGAGCTATCTGTTGGAACTCCGAAATTTGTAATTACAGCCATTTGTTTTTCTCCTATAATACTTACTATGGTAGTATCTTCTTGTTATATTGTATTTATCACTTCTTCACTCAAAAAGATAGGTCACT